CATTCGGGAGGACCAGAACGTATCCGCCATCCGCCTCCAGCGGAACGGCGATCAGGCTCACGCCCGCGCTGCTCTGTACATCGAGCGTGTACGTCGCCGGCGTCGTGTTGATGATGAAGAAGGCATGGTTGGCGGCCGCAAACGCGGGCATTTTGACAATCCGGTTCGCCCCGTTGCAGTCGATCCGCTGTATCGGGTAATCCGAATCCGCCAGCTGCAGCGTCGCCGAGAGTGTCTGGGGTCCGGAGTAGCGGGCATGCAGCGTGGCAGACGCGATCGGCTCCAGCTCGTCCATCATCTCGTTCACGGTCGCCGCGTGGGCATCGTAGATCGTCGGCGTGTGCGCCGCGGGATCGTCAATTTGCCGTGTAAAAAGTGGAAGTGGCATCAGATCTCCTACTCGTAGAAATGGATCTTATGGGCCGACAAAGAAGGCCGACATCCATGAGCTAGTATTGACATTCAAGTTTCCGCCCGAGGTTTGAGCGACCTGCGCCCTTACTGTGTTTGTGGCCCCAAACACAAAGTCTGCACTTGCTCTAACAATGTGATCAGCGAGAGACGTTCCCGGACGCACGTCGTAACCGAGGGTGGTCCCTGCGCCCAGTTGCAGCTTCACCTCCCGATACCCCGTGGCGTTTGCCGCCCACCTGATCTCGACCTCGATGTGCCAGTATCCAGCATATGGGATCGTGAAGACCGTAGGACTTCCGGCCGCCCAAAGGCCATCGGTGTCGTAAGTTTCACTGTTCCACGAGATATCTGTTTCGGTGGCGTGTGAGATGACTTGGGCTGTCCCGGTGCGAGCGACGCGCGTTACGATTGCACCTGCCCACTCCGGTGCATTTGCAGCCGAGTTCATTCTCAAGATCTTGCGGGCCACTCCCGTTGCCAGCGCCGCGGCCGCATTGGCACCCGTGGCATAGGCCAACTGACCTGCCGCCGTGAAGATGTCCGGCACGCCAGCCGCGAAGTTGTCTCGGATATAGGTGTTGTGATTGGCGGCCGACCAGGGATCTCCGGTCGCCACGGTCGGGACTGCGTTATAAGCCATGGGCCCCTCGCTTCGACGGCATCGACTTCCTCAGCTCGGCCACCATTCGGTGTTGGTCCCGCAGCTCAGATGCCTTCTCGCCAGGGTTCCAGTCACGCGTGATGGCAAAGTGCTCGCCGCTCAAGTCCACGGCCAGTTCGGGCCTGGCGCTCAGCGTCTGCACGATCGGATGCGCCGCTGGGACCATGTTGACCATCGGCCGCTCCAAGATCGCCGCTTCGATGTCTGCTTTCTCAGCCGGTTCCGGGAAGATGACGGGCCGGGCCTTGCCTGCAGTCGACGCATTTCCGCAGCTGAAGCAGAAAAAAGGCACGCCGGGCGCTACCCACTCTGCTCCACCACACAAATGCCCGCCGATTACCGCATCGCAATCCGCGATCCACCGCCCGCGCTCGATCCGTGCCCGCACTGGCGGGCCAGCGCACACCTTGCCGCTCCACACGGGCAGGATCCGTTGTGACTGCCCCAGGGCATGCGGCAGTCGGCGCAGCCGGTCCGCTGCGTCTCGAAAGCCCTGCATCTCAGCCACGTCGTTTGCGTCAAATACCTTGTGCATCCAATCTTCCTTTTCCTCCGCCGCGAGGCGGATTCCAGCTGCCATCGTCGAAGATCCCCCGCTACAACGTGAAATTCGTCGTCACTCCAAAGTAAGCGGTGAAGAACCACAGATCCGTAGCTCCCACACCGATCGTCGGCTCGAAGTGGAATTCCGTGTCCACCACATCGCACGCCCGGTTGATCGTCCGGTGCTCGATGTAGCCCACCTGCAGCGTGGCATTCAGTTCGTCATCGACGAAATCCAGCAGCGCCCTGTCGGTCAGGTCCAGCCCGAACTGCAGCGCCGGCACGTCCCTCAGCATGATCTGCGGAAAGTCCTTTCCGCTGGCGCTCAGGAACGACTTAAGGAACGTTGCCACTTCCGTGGCGAAGTTCGTGTCCTGCAGCCAGTTCGTATCCAGCTCCCAGGGGTATTCCGCTCGCAGCGCCGCAATGCTCGTGGGATTCGTCTTCACGATCCGCGAAGGTGATGAGGCCGTGAGCGCGTCACCGCGCACCTTCAAGATGAAGATGTACCCCGGCGTCGCCGAGCCATTGGTGATCGACGTGAACTTCACTGCATCGGCGAACTTCTGGATCACGTAGCTGCACGAGGCCGTCAGGTCCGCGCCCGTGCCGTCCGAGTTCTGCGTGATCTTGAAATCCGTCCCGGCCACCGGATCGATCACGTTATCCGCGGGGCAGGCCTGCCCGGCATAGTTGAAGTTCGCCCAGATATCGGTGATCGTCTCACCGGCATCCATCGCTGGCCTATCCTGCAGCCTCCACAGTTCCACCGCCGTGGCGATCGCTCTCGGCTTCGCGTTGACCGTGATCACGTTCCGCACCACGTCCTGCGGCTGCGGCAGCTTCAATCCGAACGACGCCAGGTAATCGTCGATCGTGGCCGACGCGCCGCCCAGCATGTTGTTGCGGCTCTTGTAGACCGCCGTGCCGTCGGCCGCGATGTAGAAGGCGCCCAGTGACGAGTCCGCCAGATCCATGATCTCATCCCAGGACGACTTCCCCGAGGCCCACCAGTACGGCATCACGTCGGTGATCGGATCGATGGATGTGGGCGCCGTCCATCCGGCTGTCGTGAGGCTCAGGGCGATCGCATCGTCGATGGGATAGGCAGACTGCAGCGCGGTCTTGATGTTGGACTGCAGGCGCTTCTGCCCATCAAAGCCGCGCAGCACCACCACGCGCCGGTTGCCGCTGACAGGCCGCGGCTCCTCGATCGTTCCCTCGATCACCGGATACATGATGTCGGTAGCGCGGTCATACACTCTCAGCCGGAACGGCACGCCCGCCGTGAGCATCCCGTACAGCGGCCCACTGGTGTAATAGGGATCGAAGCGCCGGTCGTCGTTGTTCAGCCGCACTTCCATTTCGCCGATCATGAACGGCTCGAACCCCTTGCCGCTGGTCTTAAGGAACTGCCGGCGTCCGCGCCGCACAACCAGGCTCTCCATATAGCGCGCCTCGTTGAAGCCGGCATATACGCCGTCATTGTCCCAGTCGACCTCCAGAGCCCACGAGAGCTTCAGCGGCCATTCGCCGCCGCCCCAGCGATCCCTACCCCAGTGCCCGAGCCCCCATCTCATAACTCCGCTCCCGTCCCCCTATTTTGCGGAGGCGAAGCCGGAGCCAAATGGGGGGACGCGCAGAGCGGGCTTCTGCCGCGTCTGCGCAGGGGGGCGCTCATTTCAGTCCGGCCCTCCGTGCAAGCAGATCGAACGCCGGCTCCAGCGCCCTGGCCACCTCATAGAGATCTGTGCCGAAAAAGGTGGGATTGTGGATCTCGACCGAGATCGGGCGCCGCTCACCGCCACCTCCGCGCATCCCCGACGAGACCGTAGCCAGCGCAGGCTGTAGAGTTGCTCCGAACATGCCCGGCATGTTTCCAGCCAGCGCCCCGATGCTGCGCTGCATGCCCACGCCCACGCCCTGGCCGAACGGGACACCGATCTGCATCTCCGCAGCCTCAGACGGTGAATGGATCCCCAGGAAGCCCTTGGCCGCAGCCAGGGCAGCCTGAGCAGCGGATATCGCAGCGTTTCGGATCCAGCTCAGGACCGCCATCATGCCGTTGGCAATTCCCGCAATGATGTTCCGACCCACCTGGCCCCAGTCGGTCGTCGCAATGAATTGCACAACGTTCCGCACCAGGTCCGATACGATTCGCCGGATGTTCTCCCAGGCATAACGCAGGATGGTCGTGATCATCCGCCAAGCGTTGTCCCAGCCCATGCGCAGCAGCTCCCCGAAGCGCGTCCAATCACCGGAAAATGCAGCCTGGAATGCAGCCACGAGCAGCCGAATGTTCTGCAAGACCGTTTGTATGATGAGTTGCAACGCGGGGTTGTTCCAAATGGCCATGATGAACGCCATCACGTCCTGGAAAGCCTGCTTCAGCCAGGCCACCACGGCCGCCGTCTTCTCCTGGATGCCGCCCCAGTTCTTCGTCCAGGCTTCGTAGATGAGGTACGCCGCCGCCGCGACGATGGCCAGGACCAGCACCACGGGCCAGATCGCCGCGATGGCAGCAACAGCCGCCGGAATCACAACGGTGTACACCCACGCCAGGATCGCCGCCCCGATGACCGCCAGCGCCGCCACGATCACGCCCTGGTTCTCCTGCAGCCAGCCGAACGCCCGGCGGATCCATTCGACCGCAGGCGGGATCTGCGACACGACTCGCGTAGCGAAGTCGGCGATGGACTTTGCCATCTCCTGCAGGAAAGCGATCGTCTCCGGCCTGGCTAGGTACTGATTCAGCGTCGTCGCAAGCGTCGTCAGCACCGGCAAGAAGGCGCCGCCGATCGTCTCCTTGGCATTCCCCAGCTGGTTCTGCAAGATCGCCAGCTGGCCGGCAAATGTCTGCCCTGCAGCCTTGGCCGATCCGCCGAACTCGGTCTGGAGCTCCTTCAAGATCAGGACTTGCGCCTCTTCCAGCCGCCCGGTTTCCACCAGGTTCTTGATCACGTCCTGCTGGGAATCGCTGAAATTTACGCCCACCCGGCGCAGCGCGGTCACTCCGAGAATGGGATCCTGGAGGGCCTTGCCGAGCTGGATCGCCGAGGATTGCAGGTCCTGGCCAAGCGCCTGCGACATGTCGAGCATGACCTCGGTGGCATCGGGAAAGACGTCCTCGCCGATCGACGTAAAGGTGAGCAGGAGTGACTGGCCAGAAAGGATCGCCTCATCGTCGAACTTCGTTAGCATGCCCAGCGACTTTGCCATGCCAACGATCTCTCCGGACGAGTAATTGGCCCATGATCCTGTGGATTTCAACACAGCCTGGAATTGAGCCATCACATCCTGGGATCTCATGGCCTCCCGCACCGACGCAGCTCCGAGAAGACCGATAGCGCCCGCGCCGATGACCGCCGCGCCGGCGACCGCCGTCACAATGCCGCCGCCGATTGCGGCAAGCCCGCTTGTTGCGCGCGTGGCAAAGCGGTGCGCATCGGTCTCGGCGCCTTTCAACATGCCCTGATAGCCCGTTGCGTCTCCAACGAGCCGTACCACCAGGGTAGCCAGGTCAGCCATTAGGTCTCCTTGCGCGTCGCGAGCTGCGTGAGCAGCAACTTATTTCGCTTCCAACCGGCATCCGGGTCTTCCGCTTCTTCATCGGTCAGCCTCGGGATGAACTCTTCCGGCATGAAGGGCTCCGCTCGTACGTCTGGGTCCCGATTGGCGTTGGCGATCAGGCTGGCGATCAGCGCCGTCCTGGTCCACTCGTCGCCGAAGGGCTCCACGTTGTAGTAAGCCATCCACTCCGTGAACTGCCTGCCGCTGATATTGCGCAGCATCCCATCCACGTCGGGGATGCCCAGCGTCTTCGCCAGTCGAAAAGCGAACCGGCGCCGGGCATCCCTCAGGAGTTTTTTGTAGCTTGCGCCTCGGCCTGGGTTCCGAGCCCGCTGAGCCTCTGCGCCACTTCGAACAACCGCGTCAGCACTGCCGCAGACTTCTTGCCAAGCGCCTTCTTGCCGCCTTCGCCGGGGAAGAGAAGCTCATACTTCTCGTTGACCAGGGACATCGTCAGCAGGCTCAGCATCAGGCCGGAGCTGTTGATCTTCTGCACCTGGCCTTGCGCATTGAGCTCCACCAGCCCGCCGACGTATTCCTGCGCTTTCTCGCCATCCAGGCCCACGACGCGCACGGTCCCGCCCCACTCGGGCACTTCCACATCCTCGTAGGGCAGGTCCTGTGCGCTTACAACTGCATCCTGTGTTAAGAACTTTGGCATCTCGCCTCCGCAGCGGGGCGGCATCTCGCCGCCACCGCAAGTCTTTGTCGAAGATCCTGCCGCCCTTCGCAGGGCGACAAGAGTCGCAAGGACGATTACAGCGCCGAAATCGCGCCGGTCACGTCCAGGGTCACGTCCGCCGTCAACTTGCCCTTGACTGGCGCCTTGAACTTCACCTCGCTCACGTAGGCCGCGAACGAGAAGCCGCTGCTGTCCGGGAAGGTGACCTTGAAGTTACGCAGCGTCTTGTTGGTGCGGTCTGCCACCAGGCCGGTCGTCTTGTCGTGCGTGGCGTTCGTCGAGACGAAGTGGATCGGGAACTTCAGCTGGTCGCCGTCCGAAAGGATGGGCTTCTTCTCCACCCATCCGGCTGAGCCGTGAGTGGTGAAGTCCTCCATCACGCTCTTCAGGCTCGGGCCGTCAATGTCGCCGACCTCCGCGATCGTCGCAAAGGTCTCCGGCGTTCCGCCGTCGCCCTTCTGCAGTAGCGTGCCGTGTGCACTGATTCCGCTCGTTGTCATGTTTCAGACCTCCATGTGCCGAAACCGTAGGGGCACGACATGTCGTGCCCGTCTTGGGACTATCCTTACAGCGCGATCACCGCGAACTTGATCGCCGCGTTGCTGGCCTCCAGGTACACCTTGCCGTCCGCCTGGGTCCAGCCCTCGGTCTTCACCCGGAAGGCGCCGATCTCCCCGGCCGCCAGCGAAAAGGCCGTAACATCGCCGGTGCGCTTCTTGTCGTCGGTCATCGACGTGACCGTGAACGTGTACGGGTTGGTCGGATCCGTGTTCCACGCCAGGATCAGGTCGTCGCCGCTTGCAGCGAACTGGTTCTTATTCGCCACGTCGGCCGCCGCGAATGTCACGTCCAGTGCGTTCGCCGCGGGCTGCAGGGTCGGGTACGGTCCCAGCAGCGTGCTCTTAGTCAACGTCGTTCGTGCCATCTTGGACCTCCTTCAGGTCGACTTCGTAGAGCCCGATGAGCTTCGGCCCATCGGGTGTCTCGACAACGGCCGCTTCGTGCCTGGCCGGTAATGCCTGCGGTTCTGGCTCCACATGCGCCTGCGGGACAATGTGCTGACCAAGTTGCACGTGTGCCACCATCTCATCCTCATTGAACGTGTCATAGGCACACGTCAGGCACTTGAAATGATCGTGCCCGGCCCACTTTCCGGCGTCGTAGCCCGCCGCGAGGCCGCTTCCAGCGGCCATCGCAAGTCCTTGCGACCCGAGTCGCAAGGATTCGACGCCATACATCACGGCCTCAACCTTGTCATTGCCAGCCGGTAGGGGCAGCCCTTGTGGCTGCCCAGGCGAAGCCTTCTCCTCGCTGGTTGGTTGCGATCCTATTGACTGGTCCCTTTTTCGCGCCATGCTCACTCCTTGAACCCGATAGTCACGTCCATCACTTCCCGATACAGCCCGGTGTCCGGCTCATGATTGCCGAACCTGTTCTCCACGAAGCTCTCCTCGATCTTCACGTCGCCCATCATCCCCCGGAAGCCGCTCAGCGCTGCCTTCAGTGCATTCGCCACCTGCATTGCGGAGAGCGGATCCGTCGCCCAGCAGCTGAACTGGAAGCGGGCATGCTCCAATTGCAGCGGCCCATCATGGGAGTAATCTGTGCCGGTCGTGATCCGCTGATACACCGTCGCT